GAGATTGTTTGGGCAAGACCTATCGCATAGTTAAATAAGTAACAAGGGCGGTTTAGTTATCGCCCTTAATTTAAACAAATAATTATATGGCTTGTGATATTACAGCAGGTAGAGAAAAGGCGTGTAAACAAGGTTTGGGTGGTATAGGTAAGCTATATCTTTTTAACTTTGTCGAAAATCCTTTCACGGTATTGGCAGGGGTTGCAACTGCAATCAATCCACTCCTTACAACAGTCTTTGAGTATGAACTTGAAGGGGATGGAAACAATGTTGCTGAGTCTTTAGTACCAGATAGAAACAACGGTACGACAGTTAACACACAAACAAGTACTTTTGTACTTAAGAAAATTGACGCAGTTACTTCAGCTCAAATGAACATTTTAGCTTACGGATTCCCTATGGCAGTCGTAAAAGACAGAAACGGAATATTTCACGCTATCGGAATCGATGATGGTATAGATTTTACAGTTGCACAGTCAACAGGTGGAGCAAAGGCAGACTTAAACGGTTACACTCTTACGGGTGTTTCTACAACAGGTTCACTTTCTCCTAAATTAGATGCTACAACCGTAACAGCATTTTTGGATTTGGTTTAATTCTTTTTTATTTTTCTATTTAAAACCCATAAATTAATTTATGGGTTTTTTTATAAATAAGAATAATACCCATAGTTAGCATGCATTTTTACTGTATTATTATATTCTATAATCGGTTCATAAATCACTTCATATTTATGTAAAAAGAAAGGGATATTATCTACGTAATAAGTATGCTCTTTAAATTTAATATTGTCAGTTCTTCTACATCTTTCTTTTACAAAATTTTCTAATTCTATTTTGTTTTCAAATTCAAATCCTTTTATTTTTAATCCTTCAATAATATAATATTCTAATTGTGTTTGTAATTCGCAAATTACATCTTGGGTCAATTTTTGTGCTAACGATTGAAAATTTTCCATAATACTATAAATTAAAAAAGACCCTACAATTAAGTAAGGTCTTTTAGTTTTTAAATAGACACGTACATCTTCATACGTTTATGTTTAGCAAATATATAAAATTATTTTAGTTTCGTAACAAAAAAGCGGTTTTTTTGTTTTTATAATATGAAGAAAGTTGACCCAAACGATACAACGCATTTAATCGCAATTATACCTCGTTACTATGCTGATGGGGAAATTGATTTATTTTTGTATAATGAATTAACGCAAGTAGAAACTATATTGACTCCTATTTACGTTACGCAAAATGGAATAATGACCTTAACTTTTGATTTTAATTTTTCGGAAAACGACAAATATCAGGTTAAAATAACAGATGCCAACGGTATAATTTACAGAGACAAAATTTTTGCAACTTCTCAGATAACACAAGATTTTAAAGCAACAAACGACCTATACTTTTATGAGTAACGATATAAGATTATTACAACTAAGCAACTATGTCAGACCTAAATTAGAAGAAAATAAATCTAAAAATTGGGTTTTAAACGGTAAACAAAATTCATTTTATCAATATGTTATTGATAGATTCAACGGTTCGCCTACTAATTCGGCAATTATAGATTCTTATTGTAATCTTATATATGGTAGTGGTTTACGTTCTAAAAATGTAAATACAAGTGCTTGGATAAACTTTGTTTCTCTTTTTAGTTCAAAAGAATTGCGCAAAATTATTTCAGATTTTGAGTTATTCGGGGAAGCTTCAATTCAAGTAATTAAATCAAAAGACAAAAAAAGTTTAGGAGCTATATATCACATCCCTAAACAACAGATAGTGCCTTGTTTAGAAAATGAAGATGGTATAATAGAAACTTATTGGTATTCTAAGGATTGGAGTAATCCACAAAAATATACACCAGTTCCTTATCCTGCTTTCGGAACTTCAAAAGAAGATATCGAAATTTATTGTATTAAACCATATAAGGCTGGTAAAAACTATTTTTCAGACCCTGATTATTTAAGCGCATTACCTTACGCTGAAATGGAGGAAGAACTTGCTAATTTTTATATTAATTCAATTAAAAAGGGGTTAAGTGCTGGATATATTATAAACATTCCAGATGGTGGTACTTATTCGCCTGAGGAAAAAGATGATTTAGAAAATAAAATAAAAGCTAAATTAACAGGCTCTCCAAATGCTATGAACTTTGTTATTAGCTTTAACGGTAGAGACGCTGAAATTACCGTAATACCTTTTCCTGTAAATGATGCTCAACATAAACAATGGGAGTATTTAACGGGTGAAAGCAGACAGCAAATAATGACAGGACATAAGGTTGTAAGCCCTAAATTATTTGGTATTATGTCAGATGGTGGATTAGGTAATAACGCAAACGAATTAGACGAGGCAGAAGCTCAGTTAATGAAACGTGTTATACAACCTAAACAAAGATATATAACCGAAGCGTTAGAAGAAATACTAACATTTTATAACATAAATTTAGACTTATATTTTGTACCATTAACCGAACAAAAAAATGTTCAAATGCACTCACACGACGAAAAAAAAAAGAGTGCTTTAGATGAGTTTTTAGGATTAGGTGAAGATGAAGATTTAAACGAATGGGATATTATAGATGAAAGGGAAGTTGACTATGAAGAAGAAGAAAAAATCGATTTGCAATTAGCTACAACAGGAACTGCAAACCCAAATGCAAAGAGTGCGCAAGATAGCGACATATATAAAGTAAGATATAAATACATAGGTTCAAATAATCCTCAAAGGGAGTTTTGCCAAAAAATGGTAAGTGCATCAAAGATATATCGAAAAGAAGATATTATAGCAATGGGCAGTAAATCGGTAAATTCGGGATGGGGTCCTGAAGGAGCAAGCACATATTCAATTTGGTTATACAAAGGCGGGGGTGACTGTCATCATAAATGGTATAGAGTTATTTATGCAAAAAAAGATAGAAGCAAAAATCCCGATGTTAACAGTCCTTTATCGGTCGAAGTTACGCCAGCTCAAACAAGAAAAGAAAATAAATTTATTCCAGAAGCAAATAATAGCTTAGTTTATAAAGAGCCTAAAGATATGCCTTACAATGGATTTTTACCAACAAATAAAAGATTTCAATAATGGCAGAATTATTATTTATCACACCGCAAGAAATGACCAGCTCAACGATATTGAGCGGAAATACAGATACTGATAAATTTGTTTTTTGTATCGCAAACGTACAACTTACAACAATTGAACCATTGCTTGGTAGCCAATTATATGATAAGATAGTTGATGATATAATAGCTGATACATTAAGCGGTTTGTATTTGGAATTATACAACGATTTTATTAAGCCAATAACAAAAAACGAATCAGTGGCTCAGTATATAGAAATAGCCTCTTATATGGTAGATAATGCAGGTATCTATAAACATACAGGCGATAAAATAGAGGTTGTAGATAAACAAGAAGTACAATTTTTAGCTGGCAAATATAAAAACATGGCTCAAATGTATGTGATTAGATTTAACAAGTGGATTTGTAAAAATTACTTGCCAGAGTATAAATGTTATCAAGACGAGGTTAACGCTATTAAGGGAATGAATTTGACTGCAGGATGGAAATTGTAAACGGATTTAATCGTAAATGTAAGGACGGAAGTTCTGGTGTAAGTAATATTTGGCTATTAAAATTTAAAAAATATAATAGGAGTCAAATAGTTACGGATGGAAATTATTTAGTTTCTTTTCCTGAAACATTTATATATGAATTTAACAGCGTTCAGAACCCAACACCAACTGAAACAATGGAAATAAATGAGGGAGGAAAATTTTACAATCAAAGTATTTCTTTGACTTTTCCAACTTCAAGTACAAAAGATATAAATGAATTAAGTTCTTTAGAGTTTAGATTATTATTCAAGGATAACAACGGAAAGTATAGAATTTTTGGATTATATAACGGTTTAAATTCAGGTAATGTAACTTATACAACAGGCTCAGGAAAGAATGATTTAAATGGTATTAAAATAGATTTTCAAGGCAAAGAGGAAGATAGTGCGTATTTTATTAGTGACTTAAATAGTGCTGGATTTATAGACATGGGAACTGAAGAACCTTTCTTTTTCTTATATCAAAATGGCGACAGAATTTTATTTCAAGATGGTACTTTCTTTTTAAATTAAAAAAAATATGGCAAACGCAAGATTAACAGACAAACCAGAGTTAACGACTCCAGATGATAATGACTTTTTGTATATAATTGACGTATCAGATACAACTGAAAGCGCACAAGGTACAAGCAAAAAGATACGTAAAAGTAATATAACGCCTATTATATCAGGAAAAGAAGATGTTTCAAACAAACAAAACGATTTAACGCCAGACGGAACAGGAACTAAGTACCCGACAGTTGATGCGGTTAATGCAATTGATTTGCAGAAAGTTATAGATGTGAATGGTTATGCGGAAAAAGGGAACAACTATATAGATTTATTAGGTGAAAAAGCAGGAAATCATTCAGTAGAAGTATTTGTAGAAGATTTCACTAACCCTGCCCTTAATTCAAGTCTAAATATATCTACTGAAGGTGTTTCAA